CTGGACTTGGAATAAGTTCGACCTTTTCGTTCTCAACAGTATATCCCATCTGATATCTGACGAGTTCTTCGATGGAGAGTTGAAGGAAAACCTCAACTTCTCAGAGAAAACCGCCTACGAAGGCCTCAAAGACTTTCGGAAGCTGGCCAAGTTTAGATTGCACACGTGCAGTCTAAACCAGGATGGACCTGTGTGGCCAGACCAATCTCCTGAGGGTTGGTACAGCTACCTTTTCCATATCACGAACCTGTGCTATGGATGGAAAGAGGGACCGAGAAAGCTACAATGCCTCTCGTACCTCACACAGACGAGGTGTGCGGGTGTACCGCCACCTATCGTCGTATTAAAGGCGAAATTGAAATGTCTAAGGACGTTCTCAACGCCTCCAGAGCCACTTGAACCTGGTTTTTCCCAGGTCATTGCGGCTGCAGTTGATGGGGTTATCCAGAAGATACCCGATCACGCATTCACCGGTCTTCACACGAAAGCAGGTGTAAATGCAACTAGCTCCGCTTGTTACGAATACAAGCGTAGCGAGCACGGTACCTTGCAGGGTCTAAAAGACATCATTCAAGGTTACGAGGCCGGTGTAGAGGTTCCAACTATGGACCTCACCACTGGAAAGGAAGGGCCCTGGCTAAAACCAGGTGACGCTTCTCTGGGTACATACATCTTCTGGGCTTGCCTAAGAGTATGCATCTCTACGGATCCGGATGAACTCTCAACCGTGATCCTTGCTGTTGCCGAGGAGCCTGGAAAGGCTCGTGTGGTAACGAAGGGTAAAACTGCACTCAAGGTTGTCCTTGATGTAGTAAACCATATCTGTTCTTGGCCCCTCGCGAAGGGCCTAGACAGTTCTGCGACTGGTATGAAGGCCAGCCATCACGCTTGGAATGTCTTCAAGACATTTTACAAGGGTGAAAACAAGAGTGAGTTCTTTAGGTTTAATACCAAAGACTTCCCTAAGGAAAAAGAAGTAGGCGAAGATACCTACCTCGATTTCGAGTACAAGGATATATTCAGTTCTTCGACTGACTATTCCACTGCCACTGACTACTTCCATCACGAAGTAGCACGCATAATTGCAAACAAGTGGATGCTCAAAGTGGGCATTCCACCTGTTCTCCGCGGTCTAGTAAACAGGATTTGCTATGAACGCAGGAAAGTTTTGTTCTCGGGCACAGGACCATTGTCCGTGCTTGGAGAAATATGCACTCTCGAAGGTCATGAAGATAAACGAGAGTTGATACTTTTGCGAGGAGTCCTCATGGGAGATCCCCTCACAAAGGTGATCTTGCACTTGCTAAACGCAAGCGTAAGATCATTAGTAGAAAGCTCCGCAACCGAAGCTTTCTTCCGTAATTACATCCGGAATCCGAGTGTAATCACGGAGTCTGTCCGTGCCTTTCTTACAAGACACTAACAGACACACACGCATCACTTAAACAGTGAATTGTGTGCTTGTTCCCCGAGGGGAACGGGCAACACACATACCGACCAATTTCTTGGTAAAAGTATGTTATG